ACGATGGCTGTGATAGCTGTGGAGCATAACTAATGGCACACGAGATATCAGTAACAATAAAAATTGATGATGGGTTATGGGTAAATGCTCCCAGTAAAGATAAACAAGGTAAGCGTTATACAGAAAGACAAATAAAAAATATGTTAATTAATAACACATGGAAAGCAACTAGTGTTCATAAATCTTTAACATCAGCAGTTAAAGCGGCAAAAAAAAGAAGTAATATATATAAAAAATAATGAAACTAAAAAAACCACAGTATAGTTTAAGTGAATGGACTAAACAAAAGTGGACAACATCGTCAGGAAAACCCTCAGAAGGGAAAAGAAGATATCTACCTAAATCCGCATGGTCTTCTTTGACAGCATCAGAAAAAGCTTCAACTAACAAAGCCAAAGCTGAAGGAAACAAAAAAGGAAAACAGTTTGTTAAGCAACCAAAGAATATTGCTAACAAAGTAAAACAATATAGGAGTATAGGATGATACAAAATATAAAAGAAAAAATAATGGAACAATGGAATAAATTAAAAAGAAATACAAAGATATTTATTTGTGCAGCAGCAGTAATACTTGCTATTGCTCTAATACAAGGAGTAGCATAATGTCTGCTTTATTGAAGTTAACACTTTTAGCATATAACACAAGATTTGTAGCCTCTCAAATTGCAAAACTAGGTTTAAATAAATCTATTAAAAAATATGGTCCTGAACTAGTTAAAAAAGCTCAAGCATATATTAAAAAGAAAAATAAAGTTAAAGTAGAAAAAATGAAACCTAGTTCTAAAGTTAAACAAGAAAAAGTAGAAAATTTACCAGTATTTGAAAAATTAGGTAAAAAATATGTAAATAAAGGATATGATTATAGTTATTTAAATAAAGGTTCAGATATAAGTAAAGGAATGTTTAAAAAGAAAACACCTTAGTATTAATGTCAGATAAAGAAGATAAAAAGAAAAGTAAAAAGAAAAGAGTTAGAAATAAATCTACTGGCAGAGATTATAAAAAAGAATATAAAAACTATCAAGGTAAAGAAGAGCAGATAGAAAAAAGAGTTTCCCGTGACAAGGCTAGACGTAAATTACAAAAAGAAGGCAAAGTTAAAAAGGGAAGTGGTAAAGATGTTGACCACAAGGATGGTAATCCTAAAAATAACAAAAAGGATAATTTACGTGTAGTAAATAAAACTAAAAATCGTTCCTTTAAAAGGAATAAAAACGGAGGAAAAAAATAATGGCAATAATATTAGTTGCAGCTATACCTACAGTAGCTAGATTCATAGCTACTAAAGGTTTACAAAAGGCTATAAAGAAGTACGGACCTAAGTTAATAGCAAAAGGTAAAAAATATATTAAAGACAATAAAATAATTGTTACAGGAAAGAATACAGTAAAGACAGGAAAAGATAAAATTATCAAAGGAAGTAATGCTACTAAAAGATTAGGTGGTAGTAAAAATACAACACCTAAAAAGAAAATAACAGTTAATAAAAACCCTCGTAAAAAAACTAAGAAAAAAGATTCTTTTGATGAGGAATTAAAGAAAAAAGAAGGCACTAAAAACTTTAACACAAGAAATAAAGATGCTACTACAACACCCAAAAAGAATACAACACCCAAAAAGAAAATTAAAAAAGAAACTAAGCTAACTGAAAAAGACAAAAATATGTTAAATAGAGTAAATAATACTACTACAAAAACTAAAACAACTCCATTAACTAAAGCAGTTATAGGTACTTCTGTAGTAGGAACAGCTTTAAGTTTTTTACCTAAAGGTGGGACAAGAACAAAGAATACTTCAGGTGCCGGGGGTAGAGGAAAAAAAACTAATACATCTACTAATACAATATTATCTAATAAAGATTTAAAGAATAAACAAAATATGCAAAAAAATAATGCATATAGCTTAGATGATATGCTAGACAGTAAACAAGTAAGGTCAGCACCATCAGGTTTTAAAGACAAAAAATCTAAGCCTAAAGGAAGTGGTACCTTTGGGGCAAATATATCTTTTACAGGTAATAATATTGGGGATTTAAAATCTAATGCTAGAAAATTATCTAGTCAGATTGATGCTCTCAATATTACAAGTATGCAAAAGAAAAGACTTAAGGATGAGTTAAATACTAGAAAAAAGAATTTTGGAATGGGTGAGTCCTATCAAAAATCTTTTAATATAATTAAAAACAAAGTTAAAAACCAAAAATTTAACTAGTATATGTCAGGATTATCCGAATCAGACAAGAATAAACTTAAGAAATATGGTTTATCAGGTCTTAATAAACCAAAGCGAACTCCTAGCCACCCTACTAAAAAAGGCATTGTTGCTGTAAGAGAAGGTGGAAGTATAAAGATTATTCGCTTTGGTGACCAAAAAATGGGTCATAATTACTCTCCTGAAGCTAGAGCATCTTTTAAAGCTAGGCATGGTGCAAATATTGCAAGGGGTAAAGGAAGTGCTGCTTATTGGGCAAATAAATTATTTTGGGCAGGTAAGGGTGGAAGTAAAAAATCTCCTCCTAAATCACAAAAACACAAAAAAGGAGTAGCATAATGCATATTTTTATTTACAACTACTTCAATCGTGTGTATAATAGAGAATTAGGTGCGTATAATGTTTAATATAGATAAACCTAAAAAAACAGAATTATCAGAACAACAAAAGTCTTTTCTAGTCGCTTTATTTGGAGAAGCTAGTGGAAATGCTAGACAAGCTGCAGAAATTGCAGGATACTCTGAATCATACTACCCTGAACTAGTTAGAAATCTAAAAGACGAAATTATCAATAGAGCAGAAGAAGTATTAGCTGCTCATTCTCCTAAAGCTGCATTAGGCATGATAAATGCCTTAGACGAAGATGGTTCTACACCCGGAGTCAATATTAGAATGGAAGCAGCTAAACAAATTTTAGATAGAGTGGGAGTTTCTAAAAGAGAAAGAATAGATATGAATATAAAACAAGCTACAGGAATATTTATATTGCCTCCTAAAGATGGAACAACAGGAACAACAAAGTAATTATCAATCAAGAAGACGTAAAGCAAGAGTTATACCTTTTGGTTATAAAGTTGATGATATTGATGAAAATACTCTAGTTCCTATAGAAGAAGAATTAAACGCTTTAAAAGAAGCAGAGAAATATTTACAAAATTGCTCGTATAAGGAAGTTGCAGAATGGTTAATGAGAAAGACAAACAGAAAAGTGACGGGCATGGGATTACGGAAGATAATGCTACGAGGTTGGTAGAACCACCTAAGCCTAAATTAAAAGGTAGAAAAAGAAAAGTAGCATCTCCAAAAATTTCAGATTCAGTTGCCAAAGCTAAAAAATCAGCAACAGAAGCCTTACATAATTCTTATAAGCAACTAGCTAAAGCAAGAGACCAATACAAAAACGAACAAAATAAATATCATACAAAAAAAGAAAAACTTAAAGATATTGATAATGCTTTAGAAGGAAAAGTATCAACAGTTTTAGAAACAAAAGATATTGAAGATACTACACCTAGTATACAAAAAGTTATTCAAGATAGAGAAGTTATCTTTGAACCAAACGAAGGACCACAAACAGAATTTTTAGCAGCACCTGAAAGAGAAGTATTCTACGGAGGGGCTAGAGGTGGTGGTAAATCTTATGCGTTATTAATTGACCCATTAAGATTTTGTCACAAAGCAGCACATAGAGGTCTATTTATTAGACGTACAATGCCTGAACTAAGAGATATTATAAATCATTCTCTTAATCTTTATCCTAAAGCTTATCCCGGTGCTAAGTGGAGAGAGCAAGAAAAAGAATGGAGATTTCCATCAGGTGCTAGAATAGAGTTTGGATATGCGGAAAATTTGACAGATGTACTACGTTACCAAGGACAGTCATATACTTGGATTGGAATAGATGAGTTACCGCAATATCCGAGCGAAGATATATATAATTTTCTTCGCTCATCTCTTCGTAGTGTTGACCCTGAAATACCAGTTTATATTAGGGCAACAGGTAACCCCGGAAACGTGGGTTCTCATTGGGTTAAGAAAATGTTTGTTGACCCCGGTGAACCTAATGCATCTTTTGATGTAAAAGTTCCTACAATGGTAGGAGAAAAAATTATAACAAGAAGATTTATTCCTGCTAAGTTACAAGATAATCCTTATTTAATGCAAACAGATGACTACATGATTATGCTATCATCTTTACCTGAAATACAAAGAAAACAATTTTTAGAAGGTGATTGGGATGCATTTGAAGATTCTAGTTTTCCTGAGTTTAGTAAAAATATTCATATATTAGATAATTTTGATATACCTAATAACTGGATGAGATTTAGAGCAGCCGACTGGGGATATAGTTCACCTGCTTGTTGCTTATGGTTTGCAGTAGACCATGATAATACCATGTATGTATACAGAGAGTTATATACGCAACGTATTACTGCAGATGAATTTGCACAAAAAGTTTTAGAATTAGAAAACGGTGAGTACATTCGTTATGGAATTCTTGATTCATCTACTTGGGCTAACAGAGGAGATATTGGTCCTAGTATAGCTGAAACAATGATTAAAGAGGGATGCAGATGGAGACCCTCAGATAGAAGTCCTAGAAGTAGAATAGCAGGTAAACTAGAACTACATAAAAGATTAAGACCAGATGAAGATACAGGATATCCTTCATTATTTATTTTAGATAACTGTGTAAATTTAATTAGAACATTACCTATGTTACCTGTAGATAAAAATAATCCTGAAGATGTTAACACACATGCTCCTGACCACGCATACGATGCCTTACGGTATCTTATTATGTCAAGGCCAAGAGTAAATGACCCACTAGCACAGATGCGGCACTTACGTATGGAACAAGCATACACACCTGCAGATGCAGACTTTGGATATTAATATATGGCAGAAGAAAATAGCTTAACAGCAAACGAGCTATACTTTGAGCAAGTAGAAGACGAACAAGGTATGCAACTGACTTTAGAAGAGTCCTTGCGTAATAACTTTGTTGGTCTTCTTATGGATCGATACGAACAGGCTGAAAGTGCTAGAGACTTAGATGAGCAGCGTTGGCTAGAAGCCTACCATAACTATCGTGGTTTATATGGTAAAAGTGTACGCTTTAGGGAATCTGAAAAGTCTAGAGTCTTTGTAAAAGTAACTAAGACTAAAGTTCTTGCAGCCTTTGGACAGTTGGTAGATGTTATATTCGGAGCTAATAAGTTTCCTATTGGAATTTCGGAGACTAAAGTACCGGAAGGTATTAGTGAGTACGCTCACTTAGACCCTCAAAACCCTCTTCCCGGTATTGAAACTTCAGCAGAAGAAAAGTCTGAAGGTGAGGAAGAGAAAAAAGATAACCCATTTGATGTAGGCTTTGCTGGTGATGGTAAAGTACTAAGGCCCGGAGCTACTTATGGGTCTGGTAAGTTTGATGAAAGTTCTATTGAGGCACAAGGAGCCGATAAACTTGTAGATGGGCCTAGTCCTAATCCACAAGCCATTCAAGTTAGTCCAGCAAAAGAAGCTGCAAGACGTTTAGAGAAGCTTATACATGATCAAATTGAAGAATCTAATGGTGCTAGTGAAATACGCAACGCTCTTTTTGAGTCTGCTCTATTTGGAACAGGCATCGTAAAAGGCCCATTTAATTTTAATAAAACACTAAGTCGTTGGGAAGAAGATGAAGAAGGATCTAGGAGATATTCTCCAATTGATGTGCGCGTTCCTCGTATTGAGTTTGTCAGCATTTGGGATTTTTTCCCTGATCCAAACGCTACAAACATAAACGAAGCAGAATATGTATTCCATCGCCACCGTATGAACCGTACTAAGTTACGGTCTTTGGCGAAGATGCCATATTTTAATAAAGACGCAATTCGTGAAGCCTTAATGCTAGGGCCTAATTACGAAGAAAAAGATTATGAACAAGAACTAAAAGATGATCACCGTTCAGATGAATCAGGGTCAGGACAGTTTGAAGTTTTGGAGTATTGGGGAGTTATTGATGCTGAGTATGCTCGCCAAGTTGGTATGGATATTCCAGATGAAGTAGATGACCTAGATGAAGTACAAGTTAACGCTTGGGTCTGCAATGGTCAAATGTTACGAGCAGTAATAAACCCTTTTACGCCTTTCAGGTTGCCTTATCATGCCTTCCCATACGAAAGAAATCCTTACAGCTTCTTTGGTATCGGCGTTGCAGAGAACATGGATGATTCTCAAAAAATCATGAATGGTCATGCACGTATGGCAATTGACAATCTAGCGTTGTCGGGGTCGTTAGTCTTTGATGTAGACGAAACTGCTCTTGTGGGCGGTCAAAGTATGGAGATTTATCCGGGCAAAGTATTCCGAAGACAAGCAGGAGTACCCGGACAAGCGATTAACGGCTTAAAGTTTCCCAACACCTCACAAGAAAACATGATGATGTTTGATAAATTCAGACAGCTTGCAGACGAACAAACAGGTATTCCAAGCTATTCTCACGGTCAAACAGGTGTCCAGAGCATGACACGAACTGCTTCAGGAATGTCCATGCTACTTGGCGCAGCATCCCTTAACATCAAAACCGTGATTAAAAACCTTGATGATTTCTTGTTAAAGCCAATGGGTGAAGCGTATTTCCAATGGAACATGCAGTTTTTAGAGTCTAAGTTAGATGTTAAAGGTGACTTAGAAGTAAAAGCCACAGGTACTAATAGCTTAATGCAGAAGGAAGTACGTAGTCAACGCTTGACCATGTTCTTACAAACTGCTCAAAACCCTGCTATTGCACCATTCATTAAAATGAACAAGCTAATTAGCGAGCTTGCTTACAGTCTTGACCTTGATCCAGATGAATTGATCAACGATCCAGAAGAAGCAGCACTAATGGCTCAAATTATAGGGATGCAAAATAATGTTGGACAGGCAACTGGCGCGGAAGCTGGCCCCACTGGTGAACAACCCGGAGCTATGGGAGGCCCTCAAGGAGTACCTCCAGAAGGCCAAGACCTTGGAGCTACAGGTACTGGCGGTGGCAACATCGGAACTGGAGCTGTACCGCAGTCAGGGGAGGCTGAGTTCTCTGGCTAAGTTAGATAGCCTCAAGGACAGCGTTAAAGAAGCAATGGAGAGAAAAGATGCCTAATAAAAAAAGCATGTTAGACAGGGAAGAATACTCAATTGGTGGAGCAATTAAAATATTTAAACCTTTTGTAAAAAAAGCAGCTAAAATATTTGAAGAAGATGCTACTGAAAAAGAAATAAAAACTAAACTTAATACAATTATTGATAAAATTGAAGCTGCTCCTCTAGGAAGCTCAAAAAAAGAAACTTTTAAAAAAATTGCAGACGAAGAAGATGTAGCTTTAAGCCTTGTAAAAGATGCAAATAAAATTAATAGTTATAGGTCTGGGGGAGGAAAGTCTGATTCTTTATTAGGAGAAGTTGCCGCAACAGTCAGAGCTATGGTAAAAAAGCCTACCTCTGGTCAAGCTGATGCTGAAGCTTTAGGAGGGCCGCCAACTACTAGGTCAAATAGGAGAGGTAAAGGGTTTGCAATTTTAGGTACAGCAGCTTTAACTATTCCTACTACTGCCCTTTCTACTGCTTGGTTTATTCGTAATGATAAAGAACCTACGTCTAAAGAAGCTTCCGCTTTTGAAAAAGCTTTTAGTAAAGCCTTTAATGAAGGCGAGGAAACTTTTATTTTTAAACATAAAAGTTTCCTCGCCTTCAT